CTATAACGTCAACTATTTGTGAGTTTGCTGGAACTACTGCACATACTTGATTAAGATGTGAAGCACCAATAATATCAACTATTACTGATTGTGCCATTACAACTTGTCCAACATTCGCAATGTTAGATCCAAGTACTGTACCTGTTGTGTTTGAAATCGTTCCCGCTCTTACCGGTCCCGAAAATGTAGTATTTGCCATTTTATATTCCTCCTAGAATATGTAAATATAGTCCTCTAGGGTTGTCGACTATACGCGTCTATATTTACTTTTTGTTATTAATGTATAGTGATTAATTTATAGCTTAGTTTTGTGGGAAGTGCAAGAGAGCCTTAATAGAAAGTGCGATTTCAGCGATGTAGCTTTTGATTAAGTAGCTACTGAAACTTGTGGAGCCGAATCAGCAATTGCATTTTCTCTAGTAGCAATCTTAGCCTCTTCATGCTTAATTTCATTGATAACTTGTCTTATCTTGCTATCAATTCTGACCATATCAAGAGTATATCTACCGTGTGTATTATGCTCTTGTTGCCAGCTCAACTCCAAGGACGTTTTTTGTTTGTAAAGGTCTGTTATCATTTACAATTTCCTCGTATGTTAACCATGTTTTAGCCAGACTATAAAAGTCTGATTTGTCCCAAACTATATCATTTTTTCCTAGTTTGTCAACTATCGCATCTTCTAATGCCTTGCCATCATTAATGGCTTTAACATCAAATTCTGTCCAGTATCCATATGCTCTGATTTTGATTTTGTAAGGTTTTTCCATAGTTTCCATAAGTTGCAAAAAAAATGGGGCCGAATTGTGTCCGGCCCCATTAAATATTTAGTTGCTTACTGATTAAGCACCTGGAGATGAGAAGATACCTCTAGGGTCAGATACGCCAAATACGTATCTTTCTCTAGCTTTGTATCTAACATTGCCAGTATCAAAGTCCCCTTCCATCTTAGTTGTAAGTGGAGCTCTGTTAAAGTGCTTCATACCGTTAGGCACATCTGTAAGGATAAAGAACGCATCAGCATCAGTTAGGTAGTTGTTCACTCTGTATCCTTGAGGAATCATACCCATTGATCTTACTGCGTTGATATCGTTATCAGCTGTTGACGTTCTACCTTGAGATTTCATCAATCTCTCAGCAACAAACTGCAGAGCAGAAGGAATAATCATTTTTACTCCTTTAGCTGCAATTTTTAAACCTCTTTCATCAGTGAAAGCGTTGATATCGATCAATGCTTGTTCTAATGAAGTTTCGTTTAAGTCAGACGCTGTAGCAAGTGTGTTCGAGAACGTACCAGCAACCGTTGGGTGTGCTGTGTTGAATAAAGTTACACCGTCACCTGAAGTGAATGATCCACCAGGTTGTCCATTGTTTAATGGTGATGCTCCTTTAACATTTTTCGTGCTCGCCATCGATCTCGCTAATGCTTTTGTGTATCTAGAAGCAAGTCTGTCGTACAGGTTATCTTCAATAGCTTCCTCAGTGATAGCAAAAGCGAGAGCAATTGTCTCGTTAGTGTATCTAGCTGTGAAAGTTTCTTGCGCATTGTCAAAAGCTACGCCAGAACCTTCTGACTTTACTTTTGCTTGTGCGAAACCTGACAACATAACTTCTTCTTCAAAAGCTCTGTCAGATGACTCAGTTGTGTAAATCTCAGACCATTGCTGCTCATAAGATTTATATTCCAGGCCGAACAAGGCGTTCAAACCGGGCTCTAGTTCTTTAACTAGTTGATTACGTGATATAGCCATAGTTATTCCTCCTTATATCCCTGCTACGTTGTTTCCTAAGATATGTTCATTGATCATAACTCTAAGAGCAAAGCCCTCAGCGCTAGTATCAGAATGATCTGGATCTTTAGAAACTCCGATTATTTTTAATTGTGCGATACCTGCCGCTGTTGTAGCCGAAATTTTTGATTTCGAAATAAACAGTGGAGTTACCCCAACATCGTTAACTTGATCAGCACAGTGACCTACTTCGTTCTGATTGAAAGCAGTATCTGCAGACATAACCTCAAACATTTGTTGAGGATTGTCATTTACAAAAGCTACTATATCAGTCGCAGTATTAGCCGCTGGTGAAAAGTTACTAAATGTTGGCTTATTTGAAGTTGCATCAGTATAGAATACTCCATTCAAAGTTCCCAGATTATTAGCATCTGTGTTCCCTGAAGCAAGTACAACTCCGTCTGCAGTTAATTGCACTAAACATGCGTGCGAAATTAAAGCAGAAGAAGCAGCAACACTGTACTCTGAGAGTCCAGCGTTATTATATGCCTGACCAACCATTTTAATGGGTCTGAATCCAAACCCAACTGTTGACGCATTAGCCATATTGTTTCTCCTTGTGTAAAACTACTATCCGCAGTTTTACGGTTTATGTTAATTCGTTGGTTTGGATCGTTAAATTCTTTTAACTATCGTTTGCCACCGAAGGTACGAGATGTTCTATCAATATCGATAGGCATCCTTCTATCCTGTTCCTTCAGTAAATCGTTATCAGTTGCATCAACTTGATCTTGAGCTTGTTGTCTATAATACTCTTCTCGTTGACGCGCGATTTCTTCTGGTACCCTTGTCAGCACAAGGCCTCCGTGACCTATTACTCCAGCGTATTTGCCATCTGTGATAGCTGGGAAATCATCTTGAGGATATTCATCGACTCTTACAAGTTCATACCCAGATCTTAATCTTCCTTGTATGTTCTTAGTGTCGGGAACTCCCAAAGTTTCAATCCTGACCCATCTGTGTCGGTATCCGTTTGGCGCGTTGGGCGTATCTAAGTACGATGGTGGAGTCCAAGGTTTATTAACAGTTTTCGGTTTTGCCGTTGCTGCCTGTGATGTAACTTTCGTTGCTTCACTTTTACTTTGGCTCGCACGAGTTGGTTTTTTATTTGTCATATGCTTATACCTCCTTCGTGATTAATTGTTTTGCATACTCTTCTAATGGCACACCTAGTTTTTTCGCTATTGCGACCTGTGATGATGTGAGCCTCACAGATTTGCGACCGGCCTTTGAACTACGCGTTGCAGAGGCAACGTTTTGTGTAGGTTTGCTAGTCTGTTCTACCTTAGTCTTACCAAATTTATGTGGAAATTCCAACCTAATTCTTTTGTCTATCTCTACATAATATTCGTCAGATTGAGGATCTAGACCCTCTTCTTCGGTAATTTTTCTATGTAAATCAAACGCAGTGTAAGTCATTGCGTTATCTTTACCAAACCACTCATTTCTACTAGCCCATTCTTCGGCTCTTGGATCTGGTGGCGGAGTTTGTTGAACAGGTTGTGTAGGAAGAACTGGTTTAGCTTTAGCTTCCTTTTCCTCCATAGCATGCCTACTTTTAATTTCAGCAAGTTTACCTTGTTCATACCCCAATTGAGATATTGAAGTTAAAGCTTCTACTTCAGCTTTGGCATCACCTTGTTCTCTTGCAATAGCTAATTTTGATTGAGCTGCTGCAATAGAAGAAGAAATTCTTCCTTCCATCTCTTGTGTGTAATTTTTATCTAAACTTGTAGCAGTTTTACCTAACTCATTTTTTTCTGCTGTAACACGTCTAGCGTACTGAATGGCTTCTTCTTTTTGCCTTTCAGCTTCTCTCATTTTTTTAGTTAGCTTGGCTATTCTTTTCTTAACTCCTTCGCTATACTCTTCAACTGCTTTAGAGTTATCTGGCTGCTTATCACTCCCTTCTTCCACAGCTTCCTTCTCAACTTCTCCGCCTTCGTTCTTCTCATCTCGAACATCCACTGGCTGATCAGATTTCTCAGATGCGTCATCGGGCTTAGTATCGTTTTCAATGGTTTCAATAATTGTTTCATTTGATTCCTTTTCTTCTGCTTGTTTTTCTTCTGGAAAGATAACTTCAGCACCAGGGCCTTTGTCATCTATGTCTATTGTCTTTTTTTCACCGTCTATATCACTTGGCATAGTTTCCTCCTATGGTTGTTAAAATTCATGGAATATATCTTCGGGGTTTTCCACGGTCGCTAAGATTTCATCATCGTTAAGAAGTCTTATCTCACCCCCATCTATTTTAATACGTGATCCGGCGTATCTTGCGAATACAATCCAATCACCTTTTTTGCACCAAGGACCTTCTGGATATCTCTCTTTGTCATAACAATGAGGACCCATGTCCAATACTAAACCACAAGTAGATGCAACCTGTGATCGTTCGATGGTGTCTTCTGCTAAAATTAACCCGCCTTTAGTTTTTTCCTTTTGTTTAAAAGGTAAAACTAAAATTCTCCAACCCGTAGGTTTAGGTAATTTAGCTGAATCTGATGTTAAATCTTTTTCTTTTTTAACGCCTACCAGTTCTTTATTCGGTAGTTCGATCTTTGGCTTTTGAGCCGATGTTGATAACTGTTCCTTCATTGTCTTTTTGCTCCTTTTTGTCTAGCAGGCTGGATATTTCCTGACTTAAATATTGATACGTTCGTATCTGTCCTAACATATATTGATATTTTTCCATATTGTCAACCCCACCCGAAGCCATGGCTGACACAATATCATCGTGTCTCATTTTTATTATTTTTCTTACCTTATCTATGTATGTAAAGTCTTCCATTATTCCTCTTCTTTTTGTTCATAAAAATCTTCTAAAGCATCTAACTTTTCTTCTGCTTGAGATATTTTATCTAACTGTTTATCTACTTCTTCTAAATGTTGTGGATGCTCACCAATCCCTACTGAATTAGTAAGGTATATGTTTATTGTAGCATGTGCTTCTGCAATGTGCGCTTCGTATCTTTGTCTTAGTGCTTCTAAAATTGCATTTTTCATTAACATTTCCACCTTCTTCGTGCCTGACGGATACGAGAATTAGGGTCATTTTTTGTCTTAGCAGAAGAGTTTCTTAATTGTCCTGCACTTCTAGCGCAATATGACTTTCTTCTGTTAGCAGCTTTTGACCCTTTCTTAACTTTTCCAGTCACGGCTGTTTTCAACTTAGACCCAGGGTTAGCTGCTCTATAAGCTCTAACACCTTTTGCTGTCATACCTGCACCAGATTTAGTTGGCCGGTAATTAGCACCTGGACCTTTCGTAGTCTTTCTAATCGCCATTACTTTTTCTTCTTAGGCTTCTTAGCTGTTTTCGCTGCTCTTTTAAAGTTAGCTGCAGTTGGTGCACCTTTAGCACCAGGTTTTCTCATCTTTTCACCTGAGCCTGCCGCGATTCTTTTTTTCTTCGCATGAATGTTTGCGTATAATCCACGTTTTGCCATTATGCTCTTCCTCCTCTCTTGTACCCCATTTTTTTAGCTATGTGAGGTGCTTTCTTTTTTAAAGCTCTTATGCCTTTGCCTTTTTTACCTTTTGGTAACGGTTTTTTCATTTTTGCTCCTTAGTTTTACACTCGCATCTTTTTCCAAAGATGATGTTTATTATTTTAGTAAATAATTTTTTCACTACTTCTTTTTCTTAGCTTTTGTTTTTTTTTTAACAGATCCACCTTTTTTCATCATAGGCTTCTTCATCATACCGCCGCCCATCATTTTTTCTCTAGGTCTGTTACCATAATCGTTTCTCATATTTATCTCCTATTTTTTTCCATTACGGAAAATTTGTGTACCCTTTATACCAAAAATACTAGCAACTACAAGCACCCATAAATTAGTGAACCATTTCGGAAGTTCATGAAAGTATTCGAAAAATAATTTTACCTTCTCCATAGCAGTCGGATCGTCTGACATTACTGCCCACATAAGCACCACGATGGGCGCTGAAATTATAACGAGGACAAATTCATCTTTATAGTCGTTTTGACGGGCTTCTAGTAATTTGCCTTGGTAAGTTTCCTCACCTCGAGCCATTTTTTCTGCATGCATTAATTGTGCATCAGACATAGCCATCTTAGTCTTTTGGCGGTTAGAATAAATTTTACTTCCAGCTTGTAATGCAATCTTTGCTAGACTGAACCAGGCCATACTAGTACCAAGTAGCTGTTTTCTTTTTGTTTTTTAACATAGCACGTCTGCCTCTAACTTCTACAGTTGTACCTTCACAGATATCACTGTAAACTTTGTATTCGTTAGTTAGGATCTTTGATCTTGGATCAGTTCCAACTTTACTTGGAGAATCACTAATCTCAACGCCACCTGTTTGGAATCCGTCTTTGTTAACGCCTTTGTCTTTTGTTATTTTTACCATGATTATTTTTTCCCTTTGCTTTTAAGAGCTCTGCCAAAACCACGTACTGCAACTCCAGTAATTGTTGATCTTTTTTTTCTACCAGCACTTCCACCTTTTTTAGCTGCGCCTTCTCCGTATGGATTGTTTCTAGTTATGAAACCATCATCCGTAATTAGGGGTCCTTCAGGTGCTAATTTTCCAATAAAATCATTACTGAAACCAGCATTAGCATCTGCGCTATTCATCATAGCATTTCTAGCGTTTCTTTTTTTTAAGGCTCTTGCAGCTAAAAGTGCTGCGCCTACAGGCACGGCTACTTTAGCAGCTTTCTTTAAACCTTTTTTTAATTTTTTTAACATAGTGTCTCCTTTGTATACTATCTTTTAGGTCCTTTCAAGATCCTTACGTCTCTTTGTTTAAACCTATCATTTTCTATCTTTGCGTCAATACCCATTTGGGTCTTTTCTAGCGAAGTATCAGCTCTTAAGTTAGCTAATTCCTCGTTTTGGGCTAATTTATCGTCATGTTGACCTTGATTCATCATAGACTTCATTCTGTCTAAATTAATCTTTTCTTGGCCTTCGTTTTCTTTTCTTCTATCATCCATGGCTTTAAGATCTAATTCTCTTGCTTTTAATTTAGCAATTGGATCGTTTCCTAGTTGACCCATAATCTTATTCTCTTCTTCCATAAATTCTTGTGTCATTTCTGCAATAAGTTTTGCTTTTCTAGACTCCATAGACAACTGCATACCTAATAACTGTTGTTGCATTTGCATAAATTGTGGAGATTGTTGCATTTGTGGTCCTTGCGCCATTAATTGTTGCATTCCCATTTGCATTTGTTGAACTTGTGCAATTTCTTCTCTAAATTCGACTTCAATTTGTTCTTGTGCCATCAAACTTATGTGTTCAAATATGTTTTTTTCTAATGCACCTAAAATCATGGGGTTATTTCGTGCAATATTCGTTGACATAAAGTTTAAATGCGAAGTTATGTGCGCTTGATGGTCTTGACCTTTAAACGCTTGGAAAGGTTTGCCAGTCATTGCTAAAATATTTTCTTGTGCAGGGTCCATTGGTGCAGGTTGTTGCGGCGGCGGCAAGATTTTATCAATATCTCTTACTCCAATTGCCGTATACATCGCTCTGTACGCTTCATATAGGTTATGAATTTGCGGATTTGACTGTGCAAGTTGTAATTCTGTTTGTGCCATCGTAATTCTTTGTGATTGTGAAAAAATATTTGGGTCTGCAACGGGTAAAATGTCAACTTTGTCATCAAAGTCAGTTACTTTTACATTTCTTTGACCTCCAACTACATCATATGGGTACTCAGGTGGTAAATAAGTTTTAAAAATTCCTGCTAATAATTTAAATTCACTTTTCATCGCCACATACAATCTTTTATGTATGGCTGACATGACCCTGGAGCCTCGCTCTAAGAGGGCAATAGTCGTTCCAACAGCTGCCTGCTGGTTGCCGTCACCGACTTGCATGTCAGCTATGGCGGCAAATCGTTGTCCTGCCTGTACTACTATTCCCATTAAAGATAATAACGTTTGTGAAGGCTCTTTAAAAGGAAGAGGCATGAACGCGTCTCTGATGTTTCCACCAGGTGCATCGACATCTCTGAATTCGCCAGGTTGTATAGACTGTGCTTCGTCTCTTACCCTGATACCACGCTGTTTAAATCCTGCAGGTAAATTACTTAAAGTACCTGCATCTAATAATTGTCTTAGAGCCGTTGTGGCAGTTCTTGATAAACCACCGATCATATGTATTAAACCAAAACCATAAAAACCTAGTCCTGGTAAAAATTTAAAATGAACAAAGTATTGTATTTTTGTTCTTGTAGGATCGTCTTGTTGATAATTTCTTCTAATAGATAAAATTTCTCTAGATCCCATTTCTAATGTTACAATGTATGGTAATTTAATTCCTGTTGGTTCACCGTCTTCACCTATATCTTCAAATCCTTCTAGATCTAAATCTAAATGACATTCAACAATAGAAAAAATATCTTCTTCTCTTGTTTTTGTAACACCTTCTAACTCTCTTTCCTTTTTCTCTACTTCTGTTTCTTGGTCATAACCAGGTTTGATTTCTACATCTCTATAAAAACCTGATACTTGTTGTTTTCTTAAATCGTTCTCTGACATTTTTAATGTATGACACACTGCTTCTGCATCTTCTAAAGATGACGCTGTGTAAGGCACAATTAAATCATCAGCCGGTACGAATTTAGAAACGGCTCTACCTAAAAGTTCATCGTAATAAACTTTTT